AAAACATTCCCTGATGTACCCTCAACGGTAGCGTCAAGAAATACTCTATATTCTCTAGGGCTGTCCCCTAAATGCCTTAGCTGTCCGTTAGATGGGGCATCAAAGTGTTGTAAGTCTGTAGCTGTAAATGTTCCTAAAACATCTACGAAGGTGTTAATAGTTGTAATGACTGTTAATACCTCTGATGTTATTGTTTGGGTTCCACCTGGAAAGGTATTATCTAGCCCTTGGTTTCCCGTCCATGATGAAGCCAAAGCCGATGCTGTTATATTTGGTGTTAATAGTGGGTCGGAAGCATTGCTTGACCCGTTTCTAGTAATTATAGAGCTATCAATCTGCAAGGTTGACGGGTTAGCAAAATTAGATATTGAGAAGTCGAAGAATGAAGCGCTCGAAGGGAGGTCAATATTCTGATTAGACCTAAACCTTGACGCCATAGCGAAACCCGCACCAGCCTTGTATAGAGAGTAAGTTCCTAATGTTAATCCTCTAACTATTGAGGCGTCTATGAAGTAACCACCTGACCAAGTACCCGCCAATGTAAGCTCTGGAGTTCCCCCAAACCTACCCGTACCAGTTTCAAGGCCCTGTCTATAATCGGTTATTGTTCCCAATGATGTGCAACTATTATAATTAACCCGTTCAAACTCAAAAGCGTGTGAACCATCTGAATCGGTTAAGTTGAAAACCTGTGAGTTGCTGCCAGTAATTTCTATTGCTATCTCTCTCGCTAGTACATCACCAGCGCCACCGAGATCAGACTCAAACAAAGTGTAATTATTCTCAGTACAAACTAATTGTGCAACGTCGAATGTTGAACCTAAAATATTCACGCCTCCCGCAGGCACTGTGATATTAAAGCCCGTTCCGGTAAAATCTATAATACCATCAATTAAATACACCTTTGTGCTGTCAATTGTGCCGCCTAATGTGGTTCCTATGTTGTTTTGCTTGACAGTGATAGCGCTATCTAATTTAGCATCATACAATTCTGTAAAGTTGCCGTTTATCTTGCCGCCGCCAGTAAATAGCGTGTCGCCCAGCTTCGCATCTGCCGCGCCTATTGTTATTAATTGTTGGGCCATTACGCTATCACCTTATCAAATGTTAATTCTGTGCTATCGAAAGTAAATCCAGTTGTGTCGAAAGTAAATTCAGGCAAACCATCGATCTGCCTTTGCAACCATTGGGTATTGGTTCCAAAGCCGTTCTGCGGCAAGCTTTCTAGATCAGCTATAGGGTCTACACTTCCACCTAGCCTCTGGTATAACTGAAATATAATTTGATTTTGCTGTTCAATAAACGCCTTTACCTCTCTGTCACTTAAAAAAGCTGGTGGTATTCTCAGGAATGGTGGTGGGTTGACCCTGTTAGCCATTATTTACCCGCCAATCTAAGGTCAATGGTCGCGCTGTATATCGAATAATTCACCGCGTCTGTGGTTGATACTCTAACCATCATATCCATAAATGATCGCAAACTAAACCATTCAACTTTTAATACAAACTCGCCTAATCTGCCAGTCTTAGCCCATGCGCCATGCGTCCAACTTCTGCCGCCATCGTATGAAGCCTCAATCATTATTCTAGGGTTGTCACCTTGTCCGGTTAATAGCCCGACTCCCGTCTCCATGATTAGCTCGAGTCGCGACATCTGAACACGCTTGCCTTTCGCGCCTGCCAGATCTCCATTTACTGAAGCTGTAACCCTTGTTCTCTGTAGTATCTCACCGTTATTTGTAAAGGTATCTAGGTCTAAGGTGTATATATTGCCGTTGGTTTCATCGGCTGCGAAGTTCTGACCGTAAACATTAACCACACTTGAGGCTTGCCACTTGCCGTTTTCAGTGCCGCTTGATAATTCAAACCAGCCGTTTTGACCTAATGACTCGTTAACCGTAAAAGTTTTGTTTGCAGATGGAAAAGTGATTGTATAGAAATTTTGCCCTTGAAAGGTGTATGTGTACCCTATGGCGTCTGACGTTACGTTAAACCCTTTTATTGTGTCACTTATAGCGTCTGTGCTAATGCGCTGCTTGCTGCCTGCTTGAGACACGTACACAGCATTATCATCACCTAGCCAGTAGAAAGCCTCGTCTGTTCTAGCAATAGAGTACAGGGCCGCTAATCCTACGTTGAATATTCGCCCTTGTAGCTTTTCAATAGGTGGAGAACCAACCCCTGAATTATACCAGCCGACAATAGATCGAACGCCGCATCTGTATATAACCTCATCAAATACAAAATCTCTTACCATTGCGTCTGGTTGTGTTTCTTCTGCAATAATATTAAGCCCTGATGCCTCTGATCCGTCACCAACATTGCTCACCACTGTCCACTCTGGAAACGTATAGAGGAATTGATTATTAATAAAATCAACCGATTGTGCGCCTCTGATATTGGTGTTTGTTACTTCAGTAATTAATTTTGTGTCAGATGAGTATTTCCATACCTGTTGATTTGGTGAGACAATAAATATATTTATACCATCGTCTGCCATTATACAGCGCTTAACTCCAGGAATAACACCTCTGAGCTTGTGTGCGCCATTAGCCTCCACTTGATAGAATGAATTACCTTTAACCTGATAAAGTATTTCAGCCATTCTGTGAAAGCCACGATCTAGCCCTGCCGCATTGCCTGAAGTTCTTAGTCCTGGAAACGGTAACAATACATACTTTTCTTTTCCTGAATCACTAAACTGTTGATACCAGTTTTTAGTCTGCTGGCTTGATAGCGGTCTAGACCTACTTTGATAGCTTGGGCCTGTGATGTTGATAGGAACGGTTTGAAAAGTCATTATACAATCATTCCACAATCAAGAGATAATGAAGGAGCTGGGCCATATCTGCCTTTTTTGTCAGCTTTGTTAGCGCCTTTAACCTCTCGTATAAACTTTAAACTATAAGCTTGCTCTTGTTCTGTGTCTTGAGCGTAGCCGTATATCTGAGCCAAAGCACCGAATAAATATAAAGATGGGTACTTGGTTAGTATTTCGTTTGTTTGGTTTGCTGCAGTTAATGGTGTTGCTTTGCGATAGTATTGAACTTCAATTGTATATTCGCTATCTGGCACCCTGTCGAATTGTATTTCATTACCAACGATTGTAAAAAAGTTAGGCTTCCCAGTTGCTGGGTTTTTATACATTTGCTCTGGGGCTTGGAATGTTATCTCACCGCCAGATACAACCAGCCTCACACTCCGGCTTGATTCGTAATTATCAGGTAATGCGAGATACTGGCCTGTTGTTAGTGTGGTTGACACTATTTCCATGCTTCGCACAGCTAAGACCTCGACGGGGTTTGCATACATAGCGTTTTCAGCTAATTGAATAAAGTCGGGTATCTTTGGCCCCAGGTCGTCACGGTGCGACCAATCAACTATCTCTACCAATAAGCCGTCATATGTATCAAGTGCCATTAGATTACGCCTTGTTTAGTTCTTAACTTGTTCCAGTCTGGAGAGTTTAATTTACTCAGCAGAAACTTTCTATTCTTTGCGCTTAGTGGGTTTGTGTCGTCATACCCTGCAAGCTTCATTTCTTCGCGCCATATCTCAATGACAACTGGAGGTATGGATGCCATTTTGTGCATATCGCCCTTAAACCCGCGAGTAGCATTGTCGAACTGCTTCTTATTATACTCAAAAAATGGGTCAACATCTTGCGTTGTTATGATTTGAATATCACCAGACATTTTATCCTGGCTGAATCGCTCAGTAATCCCATCGTATGAGTCAAAAAGCTTCATTTATTACGCCCCGCCTTTCTTAACCGCTGCGCCTACGCTCTTGAAATGCTCATATTGTGCTTGTGTGCAAGTAAATGGTTTCCCTGCTTTAACTTGATCGTCACAACACAAATTACGCACTGCTACACATTCCACCCGCTTAGGTGGTGCTTTCTTTGCTGCTTTTTTTGGCTCTGTCATAAATCACCTCTTAGGGTAAAGACTAGCCTTTGGGGTAAAGACTAGCCTTATTTATACTAGGTTAAATCAGCAACAATACCGCTTGATGCTTCATTACGTGCTTCTAGTGTGTACTCAGATACCAACAGAACTTTGTCAGAATCGCCAACTTTCGCCAATGGTTCTTCTTTAAACTCTGTCAATGATGCCATTGCCCACATATCCATCTGTAGAACAAGCATACTATCCTGAACCTGGAAGCGGTTAGGCACTACTGCCAAGCTTCCAAAGTCTGACACATAAATGTCGATAGCTGTGTGAACCGTAGCCGCGTTACCGTCAACAACACGTTGAGCAGCACCAGCAGCGCCACCGTTAACAATGCCAGACATAGCCTGTTTGATGGTAGAACCAACCATGATGGTATCAGGATCGCCGCCCTCGTCCCAACATGAAGCCAACACAGATTTAAGCTGTGACTCACTGAATGCGCGAGGTGTACCAGCTACGCGAGCAGTAGTACCTAGCGAACCAGCAACACCAGCACCAGCACCCAAATCAGTGTTAGTTGCCAACCAAGACTCAATACCCGCTAACTCGCGAGCAACTGAGGCTGAACCAGTCACCTTAATCTTATTGGCAAGGAGAGCGGTTTCCATATCGTTCTTCATTAGCTTGGCTTGCTTCATGATCTGATAATCAAGCTCGTCACCACGACCAGCACTATCAACTTGACGTTGTGTACGTGTCACCATTGGCACCTTAGTAGAAATCTGGGTGTTATTACCTAAACGCACAGATGCTACGGCTGCTGTAGCTGTGGAGTCGTTACCTTCAATCTGGGCATTGTTTGCTGCTGTGCCTATACTGTCGGTTTGCCATTCGTGATTAGTGGCCGTTGCTGCGCCATGTGAAATCCCAGATAAAAACGGGGTCGAAGTTGGGCTAATATCATAAATAATATTGCTTAAATCTTCACGATTACCGACTGCGGTTAACGTGCTTACTGCATTAGTAGGGGTAGTCATAATATCCTCACTTTAAAATAGTTAATCATTTCGGTTTTGGTACTTTCCGTAAGGCTATAGCATTCGCTTCTGTTGGATTAGTTTTGAAAGCTGTATACGCCTTATCGTAATCACTGGCGTTAGCCTGTGCTGTACCTCTGGGCTTTGTCGTAACCGGAGCTTTCCTTACTGCCTTTTCAGTCGCCGCGTTCTTAATCTGACGATTTGAATATCTAGCAGCATCAAGCAAAATTTCATAGTCACGGCTGCTGAATTTAGATATTTCACCATGTGATAGCCCGCGTGTTGCTGCGTAACTATCCATTAGCTTTACATCTGAACCAAACTTGTCGTTTTGCTTGCCGTCACTTATCCACTCTGGATGTGAAGCAAACAACTCACTACTTACT